CAAATGCTTTATATGTACTCCACGCACTCGGTGTAACCCCCAATCCAAGATTACCAGAGGCATCTAAAGTCATTTTTGTATTAAAAGACGCATCAAATACTTTAAATCCTACATTATCTGCACCTAAATACATTGCTCCCGTAGAGGAATTTGTTCTCTCTAATTTTAATTGAGCAGAACCATCTGCAACTTGTAGTAAATGATAATCCCCTCCGATTGCTCTTAATTGCCCACTAACATCTAACTTATAGGTATTATTAGTATTTCCTATGGAGACATTACCCGTAGAGGATATGCGCATATATTCTGATGAATAACCCTCAAAAGCTAAATACCCATTAGCATTGCCAGTAGAATTAAAACTCTGTATTTTATTGCCCCCTGATGTATTACCATTAGCAAGGGTTAAAATTCCATTAGTATTATTTGTGGCAAGATTCCCCGCAACATTAATAACACCACTTCCCTCTGACATAATAGAATTCCCTATTGCACTTGAAGAAGTAAACTTTGGTATGTAGTTGGTAGTGCCTGAACCTCCTATTTTATCAGCAAAGAAATTCCAATCAGTATAGGCTAAATAACCATCAACAGAAGCAGTTGCCTTTGGAATAGAAAACACACCCGTAGTGTTATTATAACTCAAAGGTGCTAATGCGCTTAATGATGTTAAAGAAATACCACCTAATCCTGCTAAAGTATAAGTAGGAACATTTAAAGTATTAGAAACAAATGTAGCCGAACCACTTGAACCTGTTGTGGTTAAAGTAATCGCTGATTGTTTGTTGTTAAAAGTAGTCCAATCGGTACTTGATAGGTAACCATTTGTGCTGCCTGATGATTGAGATATTGATATTGTCGGGGAAGTGCCGCCACTTGATGCTATGGGACTTGTTCCCGAAACACTACTAACCTTTGTATTGGCTAAAGCTGCTACCGAATCTATCCCTTTCTGTCTCCACGCTCTTGTGCTTAAAAGCAAAGTATCAGCCGCAATCGTGCCTGATGATACAATAGTACCGCCTGTAATACCTGTTCCAGTATTAGTAGCAATTGATGTTACTGTTCCACCACTTGATGGAGAACTATTGGTAATTGTAAAATTAGGATATGTACCTGCGATAGATATACCGGTTCCTGCAGTCAAGGCTACTGTTTGATCTGGAGCAGTATTTGTAACTGTAATATTTCCTGATCCAGTTACAGGACTATTGGCAACAGATATACCTGTACCAGCAGTGATTCCTACACTTGTAACAGTACCTACACTATAACTTCTGTTAGCAGATAAATCTTGTGATGTACCATTGATTGTAATTGTCCTTGACTGAGGCACATAAGTAGCAGCAGCCACATTTGACCTTAAATAAGGACTGAGCATTGAAGCTGTGTCTGAAATATTTACCTTAGTGGCAAGTCCTGCTGTCAAATTAGCCTGTACTGAATCAATACCTTTATTTCTCCAAAGTCTGGTACTTAATAACAAGGTATCAGCATAAACTGTCTGCCCTGTATTCTTAAGCCCTACACCCACAGAATTAAAATAAGGCAATAACATTCCTGTAGTGTCCCCTACTTTTAACATTCTTAACCATTGTGTGCCGGTATAGACTTGCAAAGAACTATCTGCTGTTTTAAAGAATAATGCTCCCCCATTGGTGGACCCTCCTGTTCTCAAAGAAGGGGTTGTCCCCTTAGGAATGTGAAAGGTAGAGTCAAACATACCAGCAATCCACCGATAGCGGCCATTGATATTTACATAATTACTTGGGGCTTGTCCAAAACTGACAAAGCTCACTAACACTAAGACTATTAAACTAAGATATTTCATATACCACATTGATTGATTCATTTTCATTGAAAGGAATATTTGGATTGAATGTTATTGTGCCTGTAGATTGGTCATAAGCATAAAAAGGATTCCCACTAATCAAGTCAGCATCTAAATTTGACTGACTATGCACAACCCCTGACCTTGCCACCATAAAGATTTGAGTATAGGCAAATGCCGCATCAGTAATTTCATTTAAGGTCGGTGAAGGATAAAATGTCTTTTCTACTGTCATTAGTCTTTCCACATTGCCCAAACGGTTTCGCCTGGATTAAAAGGAATATTTGAATCAAAAGTAATCCTACCCAATGCACTATTAAAAAGTGCAGTCCTATTTGATGGACTTCCCGTGGTTATAGGATCATAAACTGTACCCTCCCTACTTATAGCAAGGATTGTCTTGCCCTGTAATGACTTGCCATAAAATGACAAACCTGATACAAATATCTGTCCTGATGTAGCACTCCAAAAGTCAGAGTCAACATTCTCATCAGCAGTAGGACTTGAAGGGCTGGCATCCATTACAAAAGCACCTGTACCTATGATGTTTACCGTACATTGTACAAAACTCTGTACATCCCCACTAATGGGTAAGTTCTGTATCAAAGCCTCACCCTCTATTGTTCTGATATCTCCATCTAAGTTAGTGAACTCAAACTGCCACTCTTGGACAGCCCTTGCCACAGATTGCTGCATTAAATAGAAAGGAGAATATCTATCACCATCATTGTTAGTTACAAGAACACCAGAGGCAGATCCTGACCATTCTGTTCTTCTTATTCTTCTTTTAGTAAATAACCCATCATTTACAGAAGTTCTATTGATGATTTCATTAGTCATCTCAAAGGAACAACTTTTAGCACAAAATACCGGGTAAAATGTGCCACTCACTTTTATTGAGGCTATCATATTAGAGCCTCTTACTACTTTTGGGTCATTCATTTCTGAATATATTTAAAGGAATGGCCATCATAAGACTTAGGTATTGAACCATCACCTACCTCTATCATATAAATAGACCACTCACAGTTGTCAGTATCTTGCTCATAATGTAAGCATTTAAATTGCTTATTATAAGTTGCTGGATGTGTGTCTTGCTGTCTGTACATATGCATAAGATCAGGCAAATCAGGAAGTCCTAAGTTGTCTGTCTTATCGGTGTCTAAACCATCTACTGAAGCCTCAAATGCACTAAATACTCTATTAAATTGATTCCATACTGCTTGATTCTGATGCTGTCCATAAGGAGTTTGGTCCTCTTGTGGCGCACCCCCACCAGGCCAATCAATAGAGTCATAGAAGTTTTCTGTAAGTAAATACCTATAAGCTGTGATTGTAGTGCTTGCATCTATCTCTGAAACAGTTGCCTCATCAAACTCTAATACTGTTTTATCGGTGACAAAGGAATAGTTGGTTGCTACTATTCTAAATGTACCATTATTGTTTGTGGTGTTAGTAATTCTTATATAGTCATCTACATTAAAGATAGGTGTCAAAAAACCATCCAAAGTTACTCCATTTCCTGTTTCAAAGGCTGCATTGCCTGAATATAAAGTATCTCCTAAAAGCCTTCTTAACATAGACCCTTTCATTTCTATTCTTGGGGCATCAGACATATATACTAACTCCTCCCTTACTGCTAAGGTGTCTATATCTTGCTCAGAGGTATGTTGCTGACCTGTATATTTCTGATAAGAGCCATTGACTCTTGGGATGATATCTATTGTTAAATTAGAGAAGTATAGAGGGGCAAAAATGTTTGAGTTGACACAAAGCCTTACCCAAATTCTACCATCAGCAGGAGACTCTATTTCACTACTCATTGATGTGTACTTAGGCAACTCATCTTCTGCATCTAAAGAACTATCTAAAGTAGTCCTCCACATTTGAGTAAAAGGATTGTCAGATATTGAAGCAGTCAAAGGTTTAGGTTTACTAACCCATTGATTTATTATGCTTGCAGGGTTTGTGTTGTCATACTGCCAGGTATAGTATTCGGTGTCTGCCTCTAACCAAATATGCACAGGGTTTACTATGTTTAAGTTAACATCTTGTCCTACATCAACTGAAACACTAAGTCTATCACCCTTTTGTACATAGAATGGAGTTGACTTAACATAATGAATAAAATCATCCCCTGCTACATCTTCGTGTTCAACAACTAAATATCTGTCCTTTTCATAGCCATACTCAAACTCCTTGATTATCTCTCCCCTTGCTCCTGCTTGTTTGTAAAGGTCTAACCATATCCCACTTGTGCCATCACCAGCCCTTGCAAGTGTCCATCCTTGAGGGTTAAAGATTCCTGTACTTGTCGGCTGTGTAGGATCAGGCTCAGTTGTCGCTGTTCCCTTCTCAAAGTCAATATTCTGTACTATCTCAGCAGGATAATTATAGTCAAACTTATGTATTACAGACTTATAAGGTCTCTGTAAGGAAAGTCTGGCATCATCATTCATAAAGGCCATAGTATAGTAGTCACTATCAGCCCCAATGTCTTTTGCATATAGCTCTGTAATGTAATCTACCGGCTGACCTTCATAGTCAAACCTGCATATCCTAAACTGAGCATAGTTAGCCTCATCTATAGACTTAATAAACCACTTATTCTTTTGTTGGCTTAACTCACAAAACTCCCCTAATATCTTCTGTAATGCTGTATAAGAGTCCTCTAATTCCCCCACATTAGCCTCAAATGTTTGAGCATCTAAAAAGACTGTATTGTAAAAATGATATTCAGGATAATCATAAATAGCAGACACCTCTAAAACATTCATCTGTACCCAAATATCTAATTCCAAGCCTGTCTTTTGTAATGCCCAAGCTATATACTTAATCAAGGGATGTGGACCTTGTATGTATCTACTCTCATTGTCGCTTAATGGAACACTTTGTAAAAAGGCTATGCCATCAGTTGCTATTAATTGTAGCACATTAGGATCAGGCTGAAAGGTCTGCCCTAAGTCCGATAAAGAAAGCCACCCTGTGTAGATTATATCTGACTCACTATTTACTGCAACCTCTACTTTATATTGTGTATCACCACCACCAGCAAAAGTCATTGCATTTACTATATCATCAGTAAATACTCTTATTGTGCAACTTTTACTTTTTATAGTGGTAAACTTATCTTCTGAGTTATCTACTGTTTGTAAAACAATAGGAGCATCAGCCATCTCTAAAGTTACCTCTGACTCATCATCTTCTGTGGTGTCTGTAATCTTTAGATAAAAGGTCTGCTCATTCGGACTATTGTCCGTGTAATCAACCTGAGTATTGACAAAACTTCCTTTGTAATAATTAGCCATTAACTCTTAATTGACTTCTTTGTGTTCTGGCATATGCCAAAATGATATCCTGCCCTCTTAATACAGACATCCCTGATCCTCCACCATTTGTTCTGCCACTCATAAATGAACCTACTGCATTATTGGGTACAATAGAACCACTAACTGCAGGAACAAATAACTCAGGACCTCTTTCTCCTACAACATAAGGACTGCCACCACTAACAGGACCTCCTGTTGCCCTAAAACCTGCTAATCTACCAAAGATTGCAGAAAAGCCTTGCGCACCACCTAAACCACCCGGAAATATTGCAGATAATATTGCTGCTAAAACAGCAGTTGCGGCTAACTTTTGTATGACTTGTACTAATATGGCTTTTACACCTTGTCCAAAGGCTTCAAACGCATTTTCACCTCTTGATATGGCTTGTATCATTGCATCCAATGAAGGAGTTAAAGTATTAGCAATCATATTTCCTGTCTCGGCTAAATCTTTCTGAGCTGCAGTTAATCCCTTAAAGCCCATAAACTCAAACTTCTTTAATTTCTCCGCATCTAATGCTAAAAGCAAAGAAGCATCTAATGGCTCACTCCTTTTAAAGTAATTTTCCATCTCCTTTTTAATCAAAGCAGCAACAGGACTAACACTTTTTGCTACTTCTACAGGATCACCAGGGAACTTTAATGGAACTTCTATTTCTTCCTGTTGTAAAAAGGAGCTAAAATCCAACTTACCAATCTTAATATTTTTGCCTTTATTAAGATTCTCATTTAATTCATCAAAAGCATTAGCTAAATTTAGTGCTGGTTGTAAAGACTCCATTAATTGAGCCTTTAAACTTGCAACCATCATCTCATAGACATTAGTAGTGCCTATTGCTGTTCTTTCTGCTTGTGTTTGATTATTGTAAGCAATTACTCCATCTGAAATTGCCTTATTTTTATCTTCAGCAATTTGTGTTAATTTTTGATCAGTAGTTAGAGAAGTAAATTTAGTTTTATTACCCTTATCAAGTTGTAATCTTTCTCTTTCTCTTGCTAATTCTAATGCTGTAACCTTTTTAGCTGTTTCCTCTACTTGTTTTGCTATAGTTTCTTGTAATCCTTTGACTACAGCTTGTCTGAGAATTGAATCAACAAGTAATTGATATTTTTGAGTAATATTATCTAAAGTAATAGCTTCTTTATCTAAACTTGGTAGATATTGGGCATACTCTTGATTTAATAATTTTATAGCCTTTGCCCTATCCTCTGTGCTTGCTGTAATATTCTGTGCTAAACCAACAATTGATGTAAGTCTAACTAAATCTGTTGCTAATGATTCTGCTAATTTATCATTTGCCTCTTTAGCTGCACCCAATCCTCTTGTCCAAGCTGAGAAACCTGTTATTGCAAATGTTAAAGCTGATGTAATAACACCTATGGCAAGACCAACACCAGCAGGACCAACCAAAGAGCCTAATAAAGCTCTTAAAGCTCCACTTGTACTTCCTGTAGATATTTTTAATTGTCCAAAAGAATCAACTAATGGTCCAATATTATTTTGAATACCAATAAAGCCAAATGGAGCATCTTGAACTACTCTATTTAAGTTTATTATGGCTTGATTGGCTTGACCAGCAGATTGTGGTAATCTATTAAAACTTGCAGCCGCTTTGCTTACTGAATTACTAACAACAGCAGCACTTTTACTCGTTTGATCAAATTCACTTTGTACTTGATTAAGACCTGCAACAGCACTACTGACATTTGCCCCTATTTGTATCTGTAAGCCTTCAGCCATTCTTTATTCTTTTTAGTGCTTCCTTTTCCCTCTTAGCTTTTAATAAGGTCCTAATCTGCTCTTGGCTTAGTTCTGCTTTATCATCAAGCTGCCAACTATCCATCACAAACCTTGCCCCATTACCCTTTCCTATGAATGCCTCACAAATGAGTGCAGTCTGAAACCTTAAGAGAATTGAGTCAGTCTTTACCTTCTCAATATAACCTTTTCGTAAGAGTATATACTCATCTACCTCTAAGTCATAAAACTGATGCGGAAGTAGGCCAATCTGTCCAAATGCTTCCGACCTCATCTCATCCCAGGTCAGGCTTTTGCCTGGGGTTACTTTTCCCCCTCGTCTTTCGGTTTGTTAACTTCTACAAACTTATTGATTAAATCTGCTGCCTCTGTCTCATCCATACCACCTACCCATTCTTGCACTTGTTCTATAGTTACAAACTCAGGGTTTTTGGTTACTTTGTTATGGCAGTTGATACCACCATAGACAAGGCCGCAAATAAAGTCAAATTGCTTGTTTGGTTTACTAAGAAGCTCAGACATTAGTAATGGATCGGAAGAAGTGGCTTCCCCATAGTATTTGGAAAACCACATCTTGCCTACATCCAATGTTTTATCTTGACCTCCTATGCTGTGTGTGATTGTTTTCATAGTGGTTTAGCTTGCAGGTTCAGTATCAATGTCTCCTTCAATTTCAATGGTCATAGTGAACTTAGCAGTCTGACCGCTTGTGTTCTGCTGACCTAATGCACTAATCCAGCCATAACCACCGTGATAGATAGTCTCTGCTGAATCAGTTAAATGCCAATACTTCTGTGTGTTGTTGGCGTACAAAGTTTGGAAATCATTGTAAGAAGCCTCATTAGCATCAGGAACTGTATCAACAACTGCATTCAATGTGAATCGGTTGTTTTGGGGTCCTAATGTTTTTAAGGTTCCGCAGTTAGTTTCATCACTAACCACATTGCGGCTGCCATCAAATGATCCCTCACTTTGGCAAACAGCCGACTTTCTTGCACCACTCGGAGTGTCAGAATATTCAATGAACATCACACTTCCTGAGATTGTTGTAGCATCTGCCATTTTGTTTGTATTTAATTTTGATTTATAATGTGTTCGTATCTCTTTATAACCCTAAAAACCTTCTCTGCTCCATCATCCTCATACAATTCTGTCTCAGATTGTACTGTTAACTGAGTGATTTGAAAGTCTGTTAAAGTTAT